GCTTGGAAAATCTCCAAGGTGTTCACCGCTATCCTGATTCGTTAAAGATACAACATAGTCTGCGACGTTCCCGTCCATCCAGGCTTCCCACGCAGGTTCGCCAGATATATTCCACACCTGACCAGTGATATCATAGACACGAGCATATAGTGAAGCATTCCCGTATTGAATTTTAATCTCGTCAGCCATTAAATCCCGGTTTCAATATCATAGGGCAGTCTTAGTATCGTTCAACCAATATCATTATATTTGTACCACCACCAATAGAGTTTGTCATATGTATATCTGACATTGATAACATGTCTCCAAAATTCCAAAGCCTTAACATTAAATATTCCTTTTATCTATTTGCATTCCATATTAAATATGTTTTTGTTGACTTATGCGAGATATGAATGTACCCAACAACTACAGATACCGTAGTCGCTCCATCCGTAACAACCTGCAAGTCTGCTTCTTTCCAGCCACGGACACCGCCCTGAAATGCGTGAGAGAATTGAAACGATGTAGATGCTGCATCAAGTGTGAATAAATTTTCAGTGTTCGTTCCATCACTAAATCGAACGATTATAGTTGACGCGACAACCTTCTTACTTAGAATAACTACCAAGTCTGTTAGCATGATACTTTCATTCGGTATCGCTTCCACAACTGTAGTTGTTGTCGCTGTAGTAATTGCCGATGACTGCCAATGAGCATCAAGAATCTTTACACTCTCTGTAATAAGAGTTGGATAATCTCTAAGTCCTATTTCAGAACATAAGGGTTCACCAGTTTTGTCTGTAATTTTGACTTTACTTTGTAATGTGCCTAATTCCACAAACTCTCCTATGCTATGTCGCTATATCTGGCCGATTGCCAAGTCCTCAAGGCATCTCGTCCGATGACCTGTTCCTCCATACGATCCATTGCCCGGACCTTACGCAATAGAATTGCCAAATCCTTATCAACATCCTGTTTAATCTCCAACTCCTGAGACAAGGCCATTGTCAACTTGGATGCTAGGAGAAGCACCATACACTCAATGAAAAGAGTATCCCATGACCCGACATCAGTAACCCACTTGATGTACCTCAAATACACCGCTGTCTCGTCCGTGAGCAGTTGATTCCCTTCAATCTCATAAGTGTAATAGGTCCTACCATCCGGTCTGTCAGAGCCGTTGTAAAACAGAATCAATCTCAAAAAATCAGAGGGCAAGTGGTAGGAATAGGTGTACTGAAAAGCAGGAGTCACGGTATTGGCAGAAAGCTGAATACGGTCCTTGGCAAAAGGCCAATAGTGGTCCTTCATCAAGGCCTTTACGGTCTGATCAAAATACATCCGACAGTAAATAGCTTCAGGTTTGGTGTCGGTAACATCCGTATAATCATTGATCCGTTTGGCCCCAATCCTTGCAAAAGCCATATTCGATACTGTGGTTTTATCAGCCATGATACTCTCTTGATTAATTATTCAGCTATCTTGAGGAATGGAATGGAGTCACATAAACCAGTATCCCCCATCTGAATATTTCCAGCGGCTAATTGAATATTGAAATCATAGCCTGCTGTAGATGTAGTAGTATCGATGTCAGTGATCAAACGATTATTAATTACAAAGACATTATCATCCTCGCAGTCAATCGTCATCCCTGTTGAACAAATATAGTTATCGGTAATCCAACAATTGTATGAGGCAGTTTCATCCCAATCAATACCAATAGCACCCATGATAATATTGTTCGTAATCTTACAATCATAAATCGCGTCAGTATCTTGCATTATTTTAATGGCCGACGCTGTGAATGCCATGGTAGAACTAACCATTGAGAATTCACAATTATCCACAACAAGAAAATTTGATTCTTCTATCTGTAAACCAATTGTTGTGAGTGCTGTTGCTTCAAAATGGCAGTTATGAAACTCAAGGCCTGGTTGTGTATCAATATCCATGATCGCAGATGCACCTGAATCAATGAAAAACATATTGTAAAATCGACACCCTATGTAGGATACTGTATCCGGGATGATCCAACTGCCTGTGATCTTTGCCAATCCATTGTATGCGTCATTTGATCCAACACCAATGATATCAGTCTTATCGCAAAGTTTTGTAATGTCTTCAGTAATACCATCTGCTCTGACATAGATTGTGTTACGAGATGCCCAAGCCCTGCGAGTCGTATCTGCAATATTTGCATGAGATGCTGCCATTGCCGCAGATAATGTGTTAAAGGCATTGTCCCAACCACCAGTACCAGTTCCAGCCGTCACTTTATTCCCATCAACGTAATAGACAGTACCAAGAAAATCATTCCGAGTATCAACAAACTGTTCTACTTCTTCAGCAAATCGATACGTCGGATTTAGATCGACGCTTTGGGTTTGATTTTGCGGCATTCTTGTCAAAATATCCGTTGATTTATTGTCCATCGTCATGCTCCTATAAAGATACAGATGGTTCCTGGAAAGGAACCATCTGTATAGAGACATTAAAGATTAAGATAGATTCATATTAACCAAACCAGGCTCATCTACTGCTCCAGTTGCAATACAAACGCCAATAAAAACATCATCAGTCACACCATCGTTAAGGTGAATGGTTCCAGCAACAGAGTCGGAAGCAGATACAACATCACCGGCAATAATAGTGTCGGTTCCATCAATCAAGATGGAAGCAATTCCTCGGTACTGTGCCCAATAGTAATAATTAATGGGAACAATAGTAGAAGCAACACCAATGATATCAGAGACAGGATTGGCCGGACTCACCACTGTCAAAGCACATTGGTTTGCGTACAGAATCACATCATCCGTAACCTCGATTGCTCGCACCAGACCACCCGTATCTTCCAAGGTCACGTTCATGACAGTGTCAGACGTTGTCCACTCATTGGCCACGATCCTGTACAAATCACCCATAGCGGCTCCGCCATCGCTTACATGAAGCCAGCCATCCACCAAAGAATCCTTGACCCAAGCATTAGCTGTAGTTAACAAGACATCAAAGGTTACTGCACTTACAGCAGCCCCATAACTCGTCTGGATTGTCGAGGTAATAGCCTGAGCATCAGGAGCGGCAGCAGCATTGAGCAAATTCTTTGCCAGCGGTATAGCCCCAGCTCGGGCATATCGGAAAGACCGTCCGTCAGAAGTATGATACTGAGTGCCTAGTTTATATTTCTGCGAGGCACTGACATCATAGATGCCTTGCTTAGGCGAAGGGGTAGGACCAAAAATGATAGATTCATTAAACTCACTCATAATATTGACTCCTTTCTTTATGCAACCTTATTGAGACATTCATGAACCTTGGCACCATCCATTCGGACAGCTCCGCCATTCATCTTGCTATACACCTGGGTAGTGTAACTCTTTGTGGGGAGTTGGTCGATGTGCGACTCCACTCCCTTTGCACTGGCATAAATGAGACCATCTTTTGCCCATGCAAATGTACGATAGCACGTTGAATCTGTGCTATTCTTGGTTACTCGTGTGGACTTAATAAAATTGAAATTCAAGAAGTTCACGATCTTACCTGTTTCAAGAGGCTTGAGACTGACATAGTCAGACGAAGTCAAAGCAGCAATTTGCAGCATATCTCGCACGTCCTTGGGAGTGATAACCCAATAACGAGGAATTTCTTCATCAACATCTTCATCGTCCATAATCTGCTGCATGGTAGCGATCTTTGCCAAAGTAATGGCTACTTCAGTCTCAGGTGTAGCAGCAGTTCCAAGTGAAGTAACAGTACCATCGCCGTTGATACTTACGCATTCATCCTTATAAGCGACTGAGGATGTCGTAGAGGTGACTCCAGCAGCAGCGGTGCCAAGAGCAGCAGCAATGATGATGTCATCCGTCTGGCGACCTAAGGCTCGGCCTTGGTTTTGCATGTACTCGTTCGTGGGCTCAATCAGCATTGCGATCTTGTCTTCCGAATCGACGTACGAGTTGGTATGATAGTTACTGGGAGTGACCCACCTACGAGTATGAGGCTGCTCGTTGTTCGGGGTATCCCCGTGTCTGGTGGTCATTTCCTCAACAATTGCTTCGCCCAAACGGTTAAAAGACTTCGACTCTCCCTGGCATCCTTCTTGTCGGACACACATTTGGAGTTTCGATTTTTGCTGTTGGGCCAAGATGTACAGCATTGAGCTGTATTGCCGCACAAAGGCGGTATCAATTGAACTCGGTAGAGCCATGATTGATTCCTTGGTTATTTAATATTCAAGATTAGTCAGCAGGAGTGTCTTGAACACCAAGGTCCTATACCTAGCATTTAACGTCTGATGGACGTGCCATTCTTCATCATGGCTGATGGCAGACCCACTCGAAAGCGGGGTCCCTGCTTAAGAGAGCTCCTATAAGCTGTACTTATAGTAACCTATCTACTATAAGTACAGCTTATACTAAATCATTTCCAAAAGTCAAGTACTTTTTATTATTTTCCGCTAGGATAAGCTTCTTTATACTTGTCCCGTATTCGATTCGTGATCTCAGTCCTCTGCTCGTCAGTCATATCAGATCCCATACTCATATAGCCTTGAGTGCTTCTGAGTTCAGCAATCTCTCTCAGGGCCTGGTCCGGAGTAGATTGAGTTAATTCAGCCACCATGGACTTACTCTCTACTAACCGACTGCCTAGTCCTGCAAGGATACGAACAACATCCGGATTGCCAGCATAATTTTTCAAGAACTCCATCTCGCTGGTCTTATCAGCACCAAAATGCTCAGCAATAGCTCTTTTTACAACATGCTGCATCTCAGGGTATGCATGTCCCCATTCTTTTTTAAGAGCTAAGGCATTTTCATCATCAATACGTCCTTGTTCAATTATCTGTGCATTAACAACCTCTGCCATTGCCTCCACATCCGCCTGCATGAACTGTTCAAACTGGGTTTGAGTCACCCCAATCTTATGAGCAATCTCCTTGCTTTGGTTCATTTTATCTTCAGAGTAAATATTTTCCATACCTTCTGGAACATCAAACTTGTAATCTCCTGGGGTTTCTGGCTTGGCGTATGCCGGGTTAGCCTTGCCTACCGCATCAAAGAAGAATGTCCATTCAGACTCATCCGCATCTGCTTTTGGCAATGCGATCTTACTTGTGCCAACCATCTTCTCTGCATGAACTGTTCTTTTTGCCAAATCAGCCAAATTCTTAATGACGCCCAAAGACTCACTATTGCGAACATCTTCTGGCAATTTGTCTGATTTGTGCCAGTCTTCTACGAAACTGCCGTCTGGATTGACCAGGCCAGCAACTTCCAATAAGTTTGGGGATGGAGTCGCCTCTGGAGTTGCAGGAGGATCTGTTGGGGTCTTTAAGAGAGACGAAGTTTCTGGAACTGTTGGGGTCTCTGATGTTTCTGGTGCTTCTGGAGTTACTTGTTCGTTTGGCATATTACTCTCCTGTGCCTGATGTAATATTTATTGCTGTCGAAGGAGCCGGTTGATTCGGATCTTTCTGCATCATGTTATAAATGTGTTTGATCACATTTGATTGGCCTTCCATTACGAGGACGGCATTCACATCAATCCCAGCACCTGGGGACAATCCCTTCCTGAAAAGGGTACAATGCTTCTCCAGGTCTTTCAAGACCCGGCTACCTTGCTCGTCTCCAAATTTCTGCTGATAGTCTATAATCAACTGCTTTTTTCGTAACACAATCTACTCTCCTTACTTGCCCAACATTCCAGCAACACTGCCTTCCTCTGGAGCCTTAGTTGTCTTCGCATAGGCATCAGATCCCATCTGAAGCATCTGCATCTTCTCTTGCTGTGCAGCAATCTCTGCTTGCTGCTGTCTAATTTCATCCCGCTTATCTACAGGTCTGATATGCTTGCCACTGACGCCCATGCTCTCACCGAGGTCCCTGGCCCATTGGTCAGAATCCACGTTGTCTGTGACACCTGGGAATATCTGAGAAGCTGCTCCGAGTGCTTCAACCCAATATTGGCCTCCCTTGCTCTGTTGATCTTCCAAAGCAAGTGCCAAGGGATTGATAAACCTGAGCTGCATAAGGTTTCCTTGCAAGCTAGCCGGAGGTGCTTCCACGACATTATTGCGAATCAAGAGCAATGCAGCTCGTGTAATCTGCGGAGTCAAGAGTTCAATAAATAATCGACCAAACGGTCTAGTGGCCTTTTTCAGTCCCTCACGCAACCGCTCGATGATCTCCGTAGTATTTCTGCGATCGCCCTGAAGACCACTAATGGGCTCGAAAGCGTTCTTATAGAACCCATCTTGGATGCCTGCCCTGTGATATTCAAGGATATCCTTGGTAATCGGATACGCTCCACTGGCTCCCATATCTATGGGACGGATAGAATTCATCTGATTCACATAATTCAAAGCACCAGCAGATACCTCTACCTGCCCCTCAAACGTATCAAGGACTTCTTTGGGGGGATTGACCCACTTATTGGACATCTCCATGTAATCCTTTGCCAAACGGTTCAAGACTCGAACCCTGGGCAACATCATCGTACCACGACCCCTGCCATAGATTTCACGATACATCACATTATACCGTGGTACAGCAAACGGAAACTCTTCATACCCGCCCTCAAACAGGACCACTTGGTCCTTCTCATTAACGTAGACAGATTCCCACGGCATGTTCAAGTTGTCGATCATGTCCGGATTTCTGTCCTTACGGGGTCGAACAATCCACACCACATTGAAATCGTCGTAGGGTTGATTGTTGGCCGGGCTCAAAGCCTGATCTACCGAAGCTCCTAGAGATTCATTCCCCTGACCAAACTCCTGCTTGATCTGCCTGGCTGTCATAGGCATGGTCAGTATCATGGTGTCTACAATGCCCTTGGCGTTCTCCATACACTGATAAGTGCCAATGGCATAATCCCGAAAATTAAGCCCATCAGCGACCGTCCAGTCACTGTAATTAGCCCCTGTGCCGAAGCCTGCCCAATAATGGATCGTATTGCCTGTCTGACTCAAGTAATTGCTGTTAAAAACTTCTTCATGTGTCACCTCAGTGAGGTAATA